CTACAACTGTAGGAACTGCTAAGACGTTTGCTCCAACACCATTAGTACTGGAGGATGTCATATCAAAAGTAGCCATGTTAAATTCCTCCCTTAACCTGCGTTATATTTAGCAGTCACGATAGCCTCAGGTCTGAGGATCTTTCTGCCGTATAGGTGCATACCACGTACGATGTCAGCAAAGCTGTCAGGGTCACGATATGTTTCAGTTTTGCTAAGTTGTTCAGCCGTTGCAATCGCAGAGCCATGTCCTGCAACAATCGCTCCGTAGTTGGAGTTCTGGTTTGCAGTACCTGAAGTACCCGGACCAGTTCCGACTGATGGCAGATTGCTTGAGACATAAAGTCTGAATCCTGCAAGGTTGTTAAGAACAAGACCGTTTTGCAATTTACCTGCAGCACCGAAATCAGCGTTCATTAGCTTAGAGTTTTCATCTCCAAGTAGTTCCATAAACACAGGGTCTACTACTAGCCACCTGTCTTGTGAATCCACTTGCTGTTGATTTAACAGTCTAGCCATACGATTTACCACAACCATTGGTGTAACAGCAGCAGTACCTACAGAGGTAGCTCCACCTGTTAGGTTAACTACAGGAATAGAATGATCTCCTGCAGATGAAGTTGTGATGCTTCCAAAAGAACTCTTGATGAGTTTCATAGAAGTTAGAAGCTCGTCTGATCCTGCGCTAGTGATAGCTTTGCTACCATTAACTTGGTCATTTACAGTATCTGCATTACTATGCAGAGATCCCTGCTTGTAACCTGCAAGATACCCAAGAACTTCTTGGTCGTACTGGTCAGCTAAACGATACGCAGCTCTGTCGGTTGCGAGTTGCATAAAGTTTATGTGAGAGTGAGCCTCTTCGATGTCATCCATCTTAAAAGCATAATAGTTTGCCTTGTCAACGACTAACTGAAAGTCCTCGTCTTCAAGATCTTGTGCAGTAACGTTAGTACCTCTAGCGTATGCACTCACTGAAATTTCAGGCTCTTTGATGATCCGAACAGTATCGCCTTGTCCAGATATCTCGCCAAAATAATCAGAGTTAGTTATGTCTCCAACAACAGTTGACTTACGGAAAGCAAGCTGTACCTGTTTGGAGTAAATTACTGGCGAGAAATTACCGTTAGGTAAATTGCCGTAACCTGTAGCTGTTTGAAAAGCCATAATTAAGTCCTCCTTATAGACTATTAGTTATAAACTAAACACTTTGCTATCAGAGGCTACGCTTTTTTAGAGTTGCATCTTTGTTTGACTTCATGATTTCAAACTAGATGGGTCTATACTTGTCGTAGGTAGTCAGACAATTATGTTTGTACGTGTTAGTTATATTTAAAAACAATGCCTTGTCAACACTTTTTTATCGTGCCGCACCAGATAAATCATATACAAACTTACCTGATCGCATTGCTTCCATAATAGCTTCCTGATTTTTAGCATACTCTTTGTCTGACATTTTATCTACTTGGGATTCCTTAATGTAGTTGTTAGACTCGTCTGCTGTCGGGGAAGCTTTTGATTTGGTATTAACAGCGGAAGCAGCAGATTTATTGCTACTCTTCTTAATACCTTTATCGACTTTGTAAAGATCTATGACTCTAGCCACAGACTTAGCATCATCGACATTCTCATAAAGAGCATCCTGCACCCATTTTGGTTGCTCGTCTGCCCAGTCATGAAACTTATCATCCTCACGTATATCGGTAAAGTCTGGATGAAGCTGTAGAAGTTCTGCTTCTGCTTTTTGCTTTACCGCATCTATACGCATACGCTCTATGTCTTGAACACGTTTATCAAGATCTGTGGAACGCTCTCTAGCTTTTTTATCAGCTATGGACTCCACTATACCTGCAACGTCAGGGTATTTTTTAGCCCACTCAGCTATTTCATCTTCAGACTTGGGTAATACCAACTCATTTCTAGCAGCTTTTGATAACTGTGATTCAAGAGCTTTAATTCTTTCCTCAGTATCTTTATCTTTACTTGCCATGTGTCTCCGTAGATCACCGTATCTTTTCTTAAAAGAAAGCTCCTCTTTTGAAAGATCCTTATCTTCTTTTGTTGCTTCCTCTCCCTTTTCAGGATCAGATGCTTCTTTGACCTCTTCAGTAGGTGCAGTACCTTCTTCTCTGGCTTTGAGAAGTGCTTGCAGCTCCTCCTCATCTTTTTTGATACGCTCTGCGTTTTTGTTTTTGCGAGAACGTGGATCAACGAACCCTGCTACTTTTACTTTTTCTACGTTTTCTAACTCTGGCATAATATTTACTCCTATTGTTGGGGCTGATTCTCATCAGGTAGCCATTTTACCACCAAGACCATTCTTGATGTTACGCTTTTTTGGTTTAGTTTTCTTTGGTCGTGAGGCTAAACCACCCTCTTTAAACCCAAAGCTAGGAGATAATTCTCCTGAGGCTGTAAAACCTGTAAACGCTTCGTGGTATGCTCTATCCGCAGCAAAAGCATCGCCTGTTTGTTGAAGAACTTTATCAGCTTCTTCTCTAGCTTCACTCATGCTTTTTCCGGGAACTTTTCTTTTCTCTTGCTTAGGTTCTTCTTTCTTTTCCTCTTTCTTTTCCTCCTTCTTTTCCTCCTTCTTTTGTTCTTTAGGTTTTTTATCTACCTTAACACTTGGGTCTGTACCTATATCTTCTGGCTTAAAACCTCTTCCGTATAGCTTTGATACGTCTTTTTCTTTGAAAGGAGTCGTATCAGGTAACTCTACTTTGTCTAGCATAGGCGCACCTACTTGTGGTAGTGTTGAACGCAATCGTCCTCCCATTGCACCGGGAGAGAGGTTTCTTGTATCAAACCCTCCTTTTGTTTTGGATAAGTACCTACTAGGTTCTTGTCTATTAGAAACAAAAGTTGCTAACTCCCTTGGAGGTGAAAAGTCTAAAGAAGACATTTGATCTGTTATAGAAGGAGGTTGTATATTACCTGTAGCATCTATGGTACTTCCTAGTTGATCTAGTCTTCTAGCAGTTCCTCTGTCTTTTATGTCTTGTCTAGATTTTTTTCTTATTGACGCACCTCCAAAACTAGGTGTAACACTAGTTCTTGGGTCTGTGCCTATCTGTTCTGGTGTGAAGCCTCTACCGTATAGCTGTGATACGTCTGCTTGTGTATACGCAGGGCTAGTCATAAAGTCGGATATAGCACCGCTACCATAACCCTCTATAGGAGCATAGGGATCTCCTGATTGGTCTGCTCTTACTGTGCCATAAGGTACAGTAGATCTGACTGGACTTGTATCTCTTGGCATATTTTGCTCTATAGTATCTAATTGTCTTCTCTGAAAGTCCTCTATATACTGTTGAGATGGGTCAACACTTGGGTCAGTACCTATTTGTTCTGGTGTAAAGCCTCTACCATATAGTTGTGATACGTCTTGTGATGGCTGTGCAAAGCCAGAAGCCTGTTCTCCTAGTTGACTAGGTAACTGCTCAGAGGTAGGAGCTTGAGTCTGAGTCATAGCACTAGCAGGTATATCTGTTTTGTATGGCTCTTGGTCTGCATGTCGTTCATTGTAAATCTTTACAGCCTTTGCTTTACCACCAACAGTTCCCCCTACTGCATCATTAATACCATCTATAGTAGAAAGGTCTTTACCTTCTCCCTGTCTCATAGAAAAGTATGCAGCAGTTGCATCTGCAGAGTTTTGCTGATTACTAAACCAGTTGTTAAGTTCTTGCTCTGACATATTAGTTAAGTCTACTCCTAATATGTTTCCTACATTAGTGTAGTTACCTTTTCCTGTTAGCTGTATATAACCTCTTCCACGGTATTTAAAGCCATCACCAGAGTCAACCCCTCCGTTACCATTTTTCTTTGCATATGCTATATTAAATAGAGCAGGAGTGTTTTCAGGTGAAGGTCTGTTTATATCACTTGCTTTTGAACCCTTAGGTCTTAACATATCTTTAGCTAAATTATATTTATCTATTCCAAAGTTATCTATAAAAGGTTGATGGTCATAATTCATACTTGTTTCTATTAAGTTATTATACTCATCACTTTCTACAGCTATCTTAGACAGTAGCCCACGATAGTCTACAGAGTCACTAGAAAGTCCTTGCTTTGCAAAAGAGTTTACTAATAGGTTTGTTACATCATCTCCTCCTACCGCATCTAGATTAGTTATTTGATAAGGACCTGTATAACTAGCTACGTCACTTCCAAAAGTTGGACCAACCATACTTTTTGTAAGCCCATGATACATATTTACAAAAGGTCTTATTACAGTATCAAGACGTTCTCCAAATGCTTTATTAGCCTTGTCAATTCTTGCCTTTTTAATCTCTTCTTCGTTTAATATTTCTCCTGCTTGTTCAGCCACTGTGCCTGTAGCATCAGCAAAACCTGACGCTTGTTCTCCTAGTTCTGCAGGAAACATATCTTGAGTTTGCGTATCTACAGGTGTAGGATCAGATGTTCCTATTTCTGACATTGTAACAAAATCAGGAGCAGTCTTAGGTGCAGGTTTATACTCTGTCTTTAATACATCAGGATACATCTGTTGAAAATCCTGTCCACTCTCATACCCTATTCTTGGATTAGGATCAAAAAACTTTTGCCCTCTCATCCAGTCTCCAAGCGTTTCTAATGCACTTTTTCGCTCAGGTGCTTGTGTAATAGCTCGTAACGCAGAGACATCTGCAGCATTTAGTTTTTCGCCTGTTGCAGGATTTTTATTGTTTTTAAGTATATCTAAAGCAGCTCTTTTTACTTGGCTTTCTTGTAGTCCCATTAAAAAACCTACAACAGGAACATAAGATAATAGTTTACCTCCTACAGTGTTCCTAGTGTTTTGTATCTCTAGTAATTCTTCAGGTGACATCTCACTGATGCTTTTAGTTGAAGTGCTTGGCATATCGTCAAAGGCACTTGGAAGACCAAAGGCAGAGCCTGTAGCACCACTAGCACCAGTAGTTCTAGCTCTTTCTGCTTCATCTTCTTGTCTGCTTCTTTCATCCGCTGCAGGGTCAAAAGTACCTGCACCACCACTTCCTGCTACATCGGAAGCGGTAAACTCTGGTGGTATGTACTGCATTGGTTTACCGTTGTAGAACGGAATAGCCACAGTTTTACCTGTAACAGAACTTGTAAAGTTACGTATCTGAAAGCCTAACTGTGCAGACCCTGTACCTACTGTACCATATCTTTGATTTGCCACAAAAGGACTGCCAAAAGTATCTTCGTAACTACCAGTGTCACCACCGTCAGCAAAACCCATGATACCGCCTCTGTACGCTTCTGTCACCTCTAGTTCCTCTAAAGCAAAAGGTAGTTCATCTTGTTCTTCTACTGGCTGTCCACCGATACGTCCATCCGCTTCCATTCTCTGCAGACCCATCTTGGCTTCATCTCTTAGCTCTTCAAACTTCTGTACACCGTGGTATCTAACCACATCTGCAGGTACAACATATTCGCCTTCACTTAACATTGCAGGAACATCATCTCTAACTTCTTCTGCCATACTACCTGACGGTACTTCGTTTCCACTTACTGGATCTTTTTCTACACCGTCATCAGCAAGGACACCGCCCTCGTTCATAAAAGCCATTTCCATTTGTTTTTGTTGGTTGAGTTCCTCAGGTCTTTCCATTGTTCATCATATCCCTTAGTTGCATCATGCGTCTAAGAGCAGAAATAGCACCTTGCAATCTGTATATGTCAGATGGCTTTTCTGTCTGCTCCATTGTGCGTTGATAATTAATGATGGATCTTTGTAGCTCCTCTACAAAAGCATCCCATAGTTCTTTATTATTCGTCAACTCTTTAATCTTAGACATTACCTGAAAACCCTTCTTCATCTGGTAGTGGTGCTGTGCCAACACCTACTTGTGATCCCCCACCGCCTGATGTGTCTTGTACATTTGCTCCTGCAGGTGCAGGTGGTACTTGTCCTCCTTCAGGTGGTTGTGGGGCTTGTGGTTGCTGTGGTTGTTGTTGCTGAAACTTCTTAAATATCTCAGACTGTATCACAGCATCTTGCAAGCTATTTGTAACCTTGTTAGGATCTAGATCCATAGCTTTTGCAATCTCTCTAATGATGTAATCCATTTTTGCAAACGGTGCAAGTGCAGGGTTAGATGCAACTTGTAGGAACTGCATAAGTCTTTGGCTACGTACTTCATTTGCCATCAAGCTTTCTGTACCCTGAGCTTTTACTTCTAGATCGCCTTTGATGTCAGAGTCGTAGTCAAACTGCATGTTAAAACTAAAGAACGCTTTACCCATTGGTGCTAACAGATAGTCATCAACATTCTTAACAACATTACGGATAGACCCATTAGCAGCAGACATTAGCATAGATATACCTGATGCAGTACGTCCTACACCTTGTATCCCTGTCTGTCCATGAGCAAAGCTTGGAAAGCCTGTGCTTTCATCTGCTAGTACTCTGGCTTTATCAAATAGTTGCATGTTCTCTGCCGCTACGTTTGGAAACTTTGTACCAAAGATAGCTTGTCCGGGAGCGCCGCCTTGTCTTCTAAATATTTTTCCGGGATATACGCTGAGGTCTTGTCCGGGAACTAGATTAGTCTCGTCAACCTCCATAATAAGATTACCACTCAATGCTGCGTTATCAATAGCCATACGCATAAAACCATTCATGAGTGTCTGTGTATCGTCCATATTCTCTGCTATACCCACACCAAAGAAGCTATATGGGTTATGCTCGTATGGTACA